TGCAAGACGACTGGCTGGCCGATGGTGGCTACTCGGCCCTGATCCTGCGGAAGACCTTCAAAGATCTGAACCAGCCCGAAGGGATTCTGACGCGGGCCCATGAGTGGCTGGACGGCAAGCCAGGCGTGACGTGGCGGGCCCAACACGACCGCTTCGAGTTTGACTCCGGCGCGTGCCTTCAGTTCGGCCATTGCGTCAATCCCAACAGTCACCTCAACTACCGGGGCGGCAAGTACAACCTCATTATTTGGGAAGAACTCACGGACTTCGGCGAGCGTCCGTACCGCTACCTCTTTTCGCGTCAGCGCCGGCCGAAGGGGTCCACCCTGCCGCTGCTCACGGCCGCGACCAGCAATCCCGGCGGGCCCGGGCACAAGTGGGTGCGGAAACACTTCGTGGAGGCCAAGGCGCCGGACAGGCTTTTCATCCCCGCGTCGTTCCGAGACAACCCGCACCTCGACCAAGAGGCTTACGAGGCGACCCTGGACAACCTTCTGCCGGTGGAGCGAGCGTGGCTGAAAGAAGGCAACTGGTTCGCGGAGGAATCGGGCAGCCTGTTTGAGCGTGCCTGGTTCAAGATTGTGGACCACCTGCCCCCGCATGGGCGGGTCTCGTGCCGATCGTGGGACTGCGCGACATCCCCAGGGCGTGGCGACTTCACGGTCGGCCTGCGGATGCACTTCATCGGCGGGCACTTCTACATCGACAACGTGACACGCGGGCAGTGGGGGCCGGCGGATGTGGACCGCATTCAGCGAGAGGCAGCCGCGCACGACGGGCCCGAGATCCCGATCATTCTGGAGCAGGAAGCCGGCTCGTCGGGCAAGCGGGTGAACCATTACCTGCGGACGAGCCTGCCGGGGTTCATGGTGGTGGACGAGCCGAGCACGACGAACAAATTCCTGCGGGCCCTGCCGGCGGCCCGCGCGGCCAAGGCGGGCCGAATCCATCTGGTCAAGGGCCCGTGGGTTGGCGAATTTCTCTCGGAGGTTTTAGAATTCACCGGGAAGGAATCGCGGGAGGATCACGACGACCAGGTCGATGCATTCAGTCTCGCGTTCAATTGGTTGTTTCGTGCCGTGGGGGGTGTCGATGATCTCGCTTGACAGTCAGATACAGATCGCGAACCCGCTCGCCGCGTCGCCTCGCCTGGCCACCAAGACGGGCGAGTACCCGATCATGACCTTCGACGACATGTTCGCCGTCGCTCGCACCGGCACATCGGACCGCAAGCCGGCCGAGCCGTGCCAGGTGGGTGTGGTGCGTCTGGCGCTGCGTTGGATCGCCAAGAAGGCGGCCAAGTGTCCTCTCGGCGTGCGTCTCAAGGGGGCGGACGACACCGAGCCCGACCGCACGCACGAGCTGGTGCAGATCTGGGATGCATCGAACCCGACCAAGCTGATTCAGCGGGTGCTCGACGACCTTTACCTGCACGGCAGGGGCAACGCCCTGCTCTACAAGGTCCGCGACGATGCCTCGAAGCGGGTCGTTCGCCTGAAGCCGCTGAACATCAAGAACTGTGAGCGGGACAAGATCCTGGGCGTCTGGAAGTACAACAGCACACCGCTGCTGCCGGACAACCTTGTCTGGATCAGCCTGGGCGCCGACCCCGACGACCCCGACCTGGGCGTGGACCAGTGGCAAGGCTTCGAGGACGACCTGCGCACGCTGCGGGAAGAGGGTGTCTATACGGCCGATGTGCTCGTCAATGGTGGCGTAGTCGGGCTGGCCATTACCAAGGACGACCCGCAGACGATCCTTTCATCCGATGCCATCAAACGGCTTCGGCGCGAAGCGAAGGACATGACCACCGGGCAGAACCGGGGCTCTGCGCTGGTCTCAGGCACGGGCCTGCGGGTGCAGGAAATCGGATCGACCCCCGAGAAGATGGCGCTGGACAAGCTGACCCAGGGGGCCCAGGCCCGCGTCGCCGGCAACTTGCAGGTCGCTTTGATGGTGCTCGGACTGAGCGACCCGGGCAAAACCTATTCGAACCTGCAAGAGGCAAACAAAGGCTCTTATCGCACGGCCGTGATCGGATTTCACGACGTGCTGGCCGAGGCCCTGGGCCGCGACCTTCTGCCGGATGTGGGCTCAGACCCCCGGCAAGAAGAGGTCGTTTGGATCTACGAAGATCAGGAAGAGTTTCAGGAGGATCTCGACCGGGCCGCCACGCGGATCGTCAAGCTGGTTGGCGGTCCGATCCTGACCCCGAACGAGGGGCGGGCCAAGCTGGGCGAGCCGCCATCGGACGACCCGAGCGCCGACATGCTGGCCAAGTCGTCGGCCCAACCACAACCGGCCCCGGCTCCGTGAGGTGATCATGCCAGGCGAAGCGACTCTCAGGTTCTACCAGGGCGGCACGAAGACCTATCTGGTCACGCACAAGAGCGCGTCAGGCGTGGTGCGGGACTACACCGGCTGCACTTTCGCCTGCACGGGCAAGGCCGCCCACTCGGACACCGCGACCACGTTCTCGCTCACCACGGCCAACGGGGGCGTGAGCTATGTCACCATCGCCGGCGTGAAAAAGATCCAGCTCAACTTCACCGACGAGCTGACGGCCAACATGCCATCGGGCCAGGGCGTCTGGGATCTCTTCGCATTCACCGCGACGGGCGAATCGCTGCCGATCCTCTTCGGCCAGTACCTGAACCAGCGAAAGGTGCCGAGCCCCAATGTCTGACACCATCGTGATTGAGAGCGACGACGAGTTCACCGTCATCGAGCTGACCGAACAGGGCCCCGCCGGCCCGAGCGGATCCAGCGTGCCGTCCACTCCGACGACCCTGGGCGGGATCATTGCCTCGGGCCATTTCTGGATCGCCGCCAATGGCACACTTTACCTGGCGAACCAGACCAGCACCGGCGCCTATGGCAACGCCACGCACGTCTCGCACATCGAGGTGGACACCCAGGGCCGCGTAATCGCCGCCAACCCCGTCCTGATCACGCCCGACTGGAGCAGCATCCAGAACCGCCCATCATTCGCCAACGTGGCCATAAGCGGGCTTTACAGCGACCTGACGGGCCTGCCGAATTTGAGCGTCTACCAGCTCACCTCGACCAACACCTGGGCCAATTTGACTGGCAGGCCGAATCTCGCGGCCGTCGCGACCAGCGGGTTATATTCCGACCTCACGGGCACGCCCAACCTGTCGCTGTATCTGACCGTCGCCAATGCGCTGGCCACCTACCAGACTATCGCGGGCATGTCGTCATATGCCACGCTGGCCAGCCCGGCTTTGACCGGCACACCTACCGCACCCACAGCAGCCAACGGCACAGCAACTACGCAACTGGCCACGACAGCATTTGTCGCCAATGCCCTCGCCAGTTATGTCACAACGGCAAATTTCACCTTTGCCAACCTTGGCAGCAAGCCAACGACGCTGGCTGGGTATGGCATTACCGACGGTCTCACATCTTCCACAGCGGCCAGCACCTACGCGCCGATTTCAACAACCGTCACACTCACCGGCACGCAGACGCTCACGAACAAAACGCTCTTCGGCACGTCGCTGACAGGCACCACCTCAATCGGCGGCACAACCGACCTAAGCGGCAACCTGCTCCAGCGGGCCGGTGTGTTGCCTATCGTGGTCTCTTCGGCCAGCTACACCTTGCAGCAGTCGGACTGCGGCGGCCTGATTGTGCTAACCGGCACTGCGGCCCAGACAATTACAATCCCCACCGGACTGTCTCGCGGTTTCAACGTCAGCATATTCCAAAAATCAGCCTTTTCATCGACCATTGCCGCAGGCTCCGGCGTGACTCTCTACGCCAAGAACGGCGCGAAAACGAGCGGGCAAAATGCACTGGTCGGCATCGTTGATGTCGGTGATGCCAATCCGCCGACCGGATTCAGCATCGGCGGAGACACGACCACGTGATCTGGCAACCAGGCACAAGCTCGTTTCTATTCCGCAAGCCCGGCGCGGGCGGCGGATCGTCTGTACCTGTGCCCACAGTGTACTGGGAAGCAGATTTCGGCGTTGTCACCACGACCAATGGCACAACAGCCGACGCAAGCCCGGTGAGCGGCAACAAGGTGCTGTCATGGACCAGCAAGGACTCATCGGCCACCGTGGCCAGTTACGCCACCAATAGCCAGCGGCCCACCTATTACGCTCCAAGCTGGGGCAAGCCTTACGTGACGTTCGACGGCACGGCATCCAATCGCCTTGAGACGACCGCCTTCAACAGCACGTTCAACGGGGCTTCTCAATACACCATCGGAATCAGTTTTCGCAAAGCGGCAGCCTACAGCGGCTATCGCAACGAGGTTCTCATGGCCTTCAACACGACTGACGTTCATGGAATGCTCAAAGCCGGGCCTGGCGGTTCAGGCTACGCCATGTTCGGCGGCGGATCTTCTCGCGTGTACATGGCCTATAGTGGCGAATTGAGCGGCGAATGTACCATTTTTAGTTCATTCTCGACCGCAGGAACCAGCAGCACAGCCGGGTCCAGCATCACAAAGATGTACATGAATGGCGTGCTGGTTCAGTCTGACACGACCACGACGGCAACCACGAATATTTCTGACCGAATCACACTGGGTGGAACCACTGACCCGACAAACTCCAAAACCAAGGATGTTTACGGGTTCTACCTATACAGCACGCAACTGACAGACGCTCAGGTTTTGACGGTCAATAATGACATTAAATCACGCCTGTTTACACTCGCGCTGCCCGTGTCGGGTGCGGCCCTGTGGCTGGATGCGAGCAAGCAGTGGAACCTGTTTGACACGACGGCACTGGCCAACAACCTATATTCCAACGGCGGAGCAATCGGCCAGTGGAACGACTTAAGCGGAAATGCTCAAAACGCACAGCAAACAAGCTCGGCCAACAGGCCAACGTGGCTTACCCCAGCTAACGGCCAAAACGGGTTGGGAGCAGTTGCGTTTAATGGCACAAGCTCAAAGCTGACAGGGACGCCAATATCAACAAGCTCAACATACACTTTGTACCTTGTTTACAAGTACAATACAGGCGGAACAACGTATCCGCCCGTGTTTTTTAATGGAAACTCCGGATCAAACGGATATGGTTTTGGGCGATACAGCACAAACCGAACTGTTTTGCATGGCGGAAAGGGATTTGCCCAAGATGGTGTCATGCCTACAACTTGGGAATCGGCTCAAATCAGCAGATCCTCTGGCGCATTTACTTTTTATGTGAATGGAACGTCCACAACAATTGGTACACTTGCAAGCTACAATGCCCCGACCGCTCAGTTTTCCATCGGATCATGTTTTGACGGTACAAACTGGGATTACCTTAATGGCCAAATCGGCGAAATAATACTTTATCCAACAGCGCACAGTTCGACGGATGTCGCCACCAACTACAACTACCTCAAGGCCAAATGGGGTACGCCATAATGCAAACGCCCATGCAAATCCACTTTGCCATCACTCCCGACAAGATTCAAGCCTTTGAAAGCTGCCTGTTCGGCGTGCCCACAATTCGGCTGAGGGACAAAACCACCGGGGCCGAATGGTGGGGGGCATCGGCGAGTTGGTACTTGGAAACAGAACTGACCGACGGCATGGGCCAGCGCAAGGCGTGCCTGGCCACGTTTTCAGCCTGGTACAGCGTCGCGGCCTACAAGCTCCGCACGGGCACGGTGGACGGCGAACCGGCCTACACCGAATACAATCCGCCCGTCGCCATCGAAAGCAACTGCGGCCTGCCTCATGGCGTGCCTGATCCAGGATTCGATGCATTTCTGGCAGCGTGCAACCTTGAACGCTGGCCGGAAACGGGCGACAACGGCAACATCTCACTGTTCGGCGGCGGAGGCATGGGCAACGGGACGCTCGCATGAAATTCCGACGGGCTGGATTAAACCTGATTCTGATCCTCGCGTTTGCCATCCTGACGCTGGCAGGCGACCTCTATCTGTTCATGACAGGCCAGCCGACCATCTCTGAAGCGATCTGGACAATCAACCAGCACACGCTCGCCGTTGCGTTTGGCGTGGGTGCAGTGTGCGGCCATCTTTTCACGGTGCCAAAATGAAGCCCATACACTTCTTTCTTGATCGCATTCTGAAGCTGCACGAAATGCGGCTAAAGGGAAAGGGCAGAACGTTTGAAGCATTGGAAATGGCTTTTCACGCTAATTCAAAAGTGCATTTTCTATCGGAAAAGGATTGCAGAATGCTCGGAAACGCTGACAGAATTTTGGGAGGACAGAATGAGCCCATGCAGCCATTTTATAAATCCATGTCACTCCTGCTTAAGCTCCATGAACTCGGCCCTGACGGTGCTGCTGGCACAGACAAGGGCGAAGCGATCCGAGACCAACTGGACGAGATCTGGAATCAAATGACAGACTCCGAAAAAGAGGCCTGGGGCGAAGTCTCTGAACTGTTGAGAATAGAGGCCGAACAATGAGCGACGTCCCAGAAGTCAATTACACTTACTACGCCAAATTAAAGCGTGTGATCGACGGCGATACCGCTGAATTCGACATCGACCTCGGTTTCAGCGTCCATACGCACGTCTCGGTGCGATTCAAGGATTTCAACGCCCCCGAGCTCCACGGGCCAAACAAGGCCGCCGGCCAGGCCGCGAAGGCTGAACTGGAAACGCTGCTCTCCGGGCACTCGGTTATCCTCAAAACCGATAAGCTCAACAGCCAGTCGTTTGCACGATATCTCGCCCTGGTCTATGTTGGCACGGCCGACGGCTGGAAGAGTGTCGCCGAGCACATGCGAGAAAAGGGTTTCCACGTCAAACAAGGGCAATAGCATGAGCAACACCGAGCTGAAGTCGCTTCCGTCCGTGATCGGCTACGTCAACCTCCGCGAGCTTCGCAACGTGGTCATCGCCTCGAACGTCGTCCAGGTGCTGCTCGACACCGTGCTTCTGCCGGTGCTCGCTTCGCACGATCTCTGGCTGGCCGAGCCCTGGAACAGTCGTCTTGCGCCGTTCATCGCCCTGGTCATCTCGCTGCTGGGTGCAAAAGCCCTCGGCAAGCACTACCTGGAAACAGGTCGGCCCAACTGATTTCAAGGGAATTGCAACTTTAGGGAAGATGCAAGCCATGACTGTTGATCCGCACGCCATGCTCGACGCAGCCCTCGACTCCGCCATCGAAATCTCCGTGATCGGCATCGGTGCCGTCATTGTCCAACACCTCGCCGTCGCCGCGATGATCGACCCGTCGGTCCCCGGCGTGCTCTATGGAATCGCGGCCGTTCTGGTTGCCACTTCCAAGCTCGTTCGGGCCTTGTACGGAATCGAGAACCCCGACAACTGGATCGAAAAGAAGATCAGGCGGCTCCGGCTCAAGAAAGGCAAGAACGATGCCAGCGACGATCGCCCCTCCGAATGACTCGCCGGCACCGGGCCCGCAGCCTGTGCCGACACCACCGCCGCCCAAGCCGCCGATGAACGACTTCGAGCGGTACCGTCGTCTGATCCATAAACTGATCGACGTCATATTCGACAAGCTCCAAGACCCTTCGTTCTGGATCATCTCCTGAACGCCGCCCCGCCCGCCTCATGCCGGGAGGCAGCATGGCGGGACTTTCAACCATGTTCCCGAAAACCGTTTCGGGAACATCACCCGCCGGATAACTCATGAAAGGCACATCGCCAATGTTCGCTGAAATCTTCTTCCTGGCCCCCCCCGTCGAACTATCCTGCAAGAGCGGCTCGTGCCAGGCACCCGCGCAGGCATCGCCGGCCGTCGTGGTCGTGGAATCGCCAAAAACGGCCCCGGTTTTGATCTTCACGCAAGAACGTCCGAAACAACGGCTCGCCCTGCCGAATCTCTTCCAGCGGCAAGCACGGCCCGCCGTCGTGGTCGTCTGCCCGGGCGGGAAGTGCAAGTGAGCACGCCACACATCATGAACACGGCCGACGACCGCAACAACATGGGCTTCCCGCTCATTCCGTTCGCGGTCGTCTGGCCGATCGTGCAGGTGATCGCCGTTCCGCTTCTGCGAGCCATCTTGCCCTGGCTCCTGGAGCGGATGGCCGACTCGATCCGATCCGGACAAAGCCTGAATCTGACCGACGCGGAAATCGTCGCCGCCGTCGGCCAGCAGGAACACGCCATGAAAACCGCTTACCGGGGGTGACTTGTGGAACCAGAGATTCAGCAGCAAGTCGAAGAGCTTGCCCGACAGCTTGAGCAAAAGGCCGCCGAGCAGGCCGAAGCGCAGAAGGCCGCGATCAAGAAGGAGGCGCAAGCGGAACTGCTCGCCGCCCTCAAAAGCCGATTGCAAATCGGATAATTCAGGATTCATTTTCGGCCTCTTTTCCGGCCTTGTCGCGGGGTGTCTCGTGAAAAATCAACTCATGATTTTACTCGCGTTCTTCGCTTCCGGCGCGGCTCCCGCCGAACCGTCGGGCGAGATCACCGCGCGGTCGGTTCCGCCCATCGCGGAGGAATCATGGTCGTTCACCGATCGCGGCACCGTGTACTTCGTGGGCAAGACTTCCGGCCAGGTGCGATTCGTCCGGGCCGACACTCCATCGCCCGACATCGACCCGGAAAAGCCTCGCCCCAAGCCTCCGCCGGCCCCATTGCCAACGACTGGCGTGAAGTGGTTCAGCGTGATCGTCGATCCAAACAACCCCGCGCAGGCCGCCTGGCGAACCAACCCCACACTGCGGGCCGAAGTCGCCCGCCGCGGCATCGAATTCCGGTCATACCTCAGCACAGAGTCCGACATCGACCAACTCGGCTTTCAGTCCGTCGTTGGCTCGACAGGCACGCCGTGCGTCATTCTGCAAAGCGAGTCGGGCAAGATGCTCAAAGTGCTTCGCCCACAGTCGCTCGCGGACATCGTTGACCTGGTGGAGTCGCTTCGATGAATTGGTGGCCAACACCCGACGGGCAGTGGCGAGCCCTGGGGAACAACCCCGCGCCGAATCGGCTTTTTTTGTCGCTGGGAAAAGTACCCGATATTCCCGAGTCGGAATGGCGAGAATTTGATTATCGCGACGACCCGAACTTCCAGGTGAAGATCAAAGATCAAGGCCAGTTCGGGGCGTGCAATGGGCACGCGGCCGCGACTTCGCTGGAGATCGCCCGATATATCGCCGGCGAGCGGCATGTGGACCTCTCCGCGTGGATGATCTACGCCGACCTGTGCCAGGGATGGGACCGGGGCTCGAACATTCAGGACGCCCTGACGCTGCTCCGCGACAAAGGCACCTGCGCCGACAACCTGGTGCCGCACGGGACGATCGACCCGCGGCTGCTTCCGCCGGCCGCCCGCGTGGACAGGGCGAATTTCAAGATCGAAATTGGTTACGAGATCAACTCATTCCGCGAGATGTGCTGCGCGGTGCAGGACAGGCAGGTGCTGAATCACTCGGTGCCGGTGAATGGCAATTACAACACCCTCGACAAGTACGATCGCCCGCAGAACCACGCGGGGGCCCACAACCACGCGATCTGCTCGGGCGTGTACATGAAAAAGCTGCCGACGAACGAGTGGGTGATCGGCTCGCCGGGATCGTGGTCCACCCGATGGGGCAAGAACGGTTACTGCTCCATCGGCGAACGAAACATTCAGGGCAATTACTTCGCCTGTTATTCCGTGGTGGCGACAATACTTTATCCGCTAAACCGGCCGCCGCGACTCGTCGTTTAAGGACCCGCCCATGCCCGAAAAGAACGCCTTCGGGCTGCCCAATGGCGGGCCACTCTATTCGCTATGGTCGCGCACCATCCGCAACCAGAAGGTCGCATTGCGGAAGCTGCTGGACAACGCTCGCTTCGTGAACGCCTCCATCGTGACGGACTCGATCACCGGGGCGCTGCGTGTCTGGCGGGCCGACTTCGACCAGTATGCCGACGAACTCGCCGGGCGGATGACACCGTATCTCTCGACGATTGTGACCCGGTCGGGCAACGCGGTGCGAACGCGGGTCGGCCAGGTGCGGGCCGACGACTGGTTTATCCGCGACACCCGCCGCGTCCAGAAGCTGGAGAGCACGGTCCTCGCTCTCTGCTACGACACCATCCAGAGCATGCACATCGAAGTCGATGACAAAATCAACTTAATCAGGAAACGCTTGATCGCAGGCGAGATCGACGACGGTGCCGGCGGATGGACTGATTTATATTCCAGCCTTGACGATTATTTTGAGGAGTCGTCCGTCTGGCGTTCGCTTCGCATCGCCCGCACCGAGGGCTCGCGGGCCGCAAATTGGGGCGTGCGTGAAGCGGCCGAAGAACTCGACGACTGTATCGGCTTCGAGTGGTTGCTCGCCCCTGGAGCCTGCCAGGCATGCGTCGCGGCCGGCACTGCGGTCAATGGCGTGCCGAAGCGCGTGGCCAAGGGCGACCCGTTCGTGAAAAACTTGGGCCCGAAAATCACCAATTTGGGCGACCCGCTGCGGGAACGGCGAATCCCCGAAGAATATCGGCAGATCTTTTTCGGCCCGCTGCACCCCAACGACCGCTGCTCGGTCAAGCCGATCTTCAAAAAACTCGACGGTTCGCAAATTGAATTTCATCGCCCGCTCGACATGGGCGGAAAATACATGGCGAACACCGAGGAAATAAAACCCGTGGATCTGACCAGCCCGGGCAACTTCACCGACCCGGGCCGGCCGAATGTTTCGAACTCGGGCCGCGTCGCCATCCCGAAGCGGTCCAAATCCATGCCCAAAATGCGTTCTCGGCATATGATCAAGCCCTCAATAAGTGGAGGCATGATCGATGCAATTGGAACAAAAACGAGCCCGGGCCAAGTCGAATGATCGCGGCGAATTCGCCGTTCGCGGCGCGGCCTTTCTGAACATCGATCGCGGCCGCGAGATGATTCTGCCGGGTGCATACAGCAAGCACCTGGGCAAGTTCGTCGATCGCGGCAAGATCCTCGCCGACCACGACAACAAGACAAAGTCGCTGGCCGGCTCGATCACCACGGCGTTTGAAACCGACCGCGGCCTGGTCGTCAAAGGCAAGTTCGCCAGCTCCAAGCAGGGGCAGGACGTGCGGACGATGGCCCAGGAAGGCGTGCTGAAGGACGTCTCCATCGGCCACTATGTGCACGAATACCGCGACGGCGTGAAGGCCGACGAGGTCCAGAAGATCTGGGCGAAATTCAATTACACCCCATCCGACGACGACCTGCGTGCGATCAAGCGCGGGCCGGTGCGGGTGCTGGTCGAGTGCGAGCCGGTTGAGGTCTCGTTCGTCGGCATCCCGATGAACCCCGAGGCCCGCATCCTTGAGGTGAAGTCCATGCCCGAACAAAAGCGCGGGGCCGTTCTGAACCGGGTGAACGCAACCACATTGAAACAGGTTTACAAGCTGGTCAAGCAGATGCTGGCCGGTGCCAGGCAGGACCTGGAAGAGACAAGCGGGGCCGTGCCAACAGCGGACTCTGCTGCGGTGGCTTCGGAGTCCAAGCGTGTGGACCCTCCGGATTTCAAGTCGAACGCCGAAAGGCTGCGGCTTGAGCTGGCTTTGTTGGATCTTGAGACCGCGTAATTGGCGGATAACTACCGCCCGGAGGTTTTACTGTGGCTGACCTGAAGAAGCAAATGGCCGATCTTCGGCTCGAACGTCAAACCAAGATCGATCAGGCCAAGGCCCTGCTCGGCAAGGACACCGTCTCGGAGACCGACGAGAAGCTCGCCAACGAGCTGATCCTCGACTCCAAGCGGATCACTGAAGACCTTCGCAAGAAGGGCGAACTGTTTGACGGGCTTGAGGCTGAACTCAAGGCGATGTCGGAATACACCGACACGAAGTCTAACGGTGTGGTCTCGAACCAGTCCGCCAACGTGCGCGGCACCCTGGGCACGGCTCAGGCCGATGTCGATTGGCGAGAGAAGGTCGCCTATGCCTCGTGGGGCATCAAGACGGCCGACATCCCGCACCTGAAGAGCTGGGACTATGCCGAAGCCTTCGGCCAGTTCATCACGGGTGCCGAAATGTCGAGCGAAACCCGCTCCGTTCTGGAGAAGGGCTTCATCGGTACGGTCAAGAATCAGCCGGAATATCTCTTCCCGCTCTTCTTCACAAAGGACCTGACCGTCGGCACCGCCGCCTCGGCCGGCAATCTGACCTATAACCAGTGGATACCGAACCTGGTCGAGAAGGCCGCCGGCCCGCAAGACCTGTACGGAATGTGCACCCGCATCCAGACGGTCGCCAAGGCCGCCGACATGCCGCGCAGCACGTACAGCACCGACAACACCTACACCTCCGGCGTGCGTGTGTCGTGGGTCAACGAGCAACCGGCACCGAACGTCAATTATCCCGACTACGGCCACAAGGTGACGGACCCGACGTTCGAGCAAGTTTCGATGACAGTCGGCACGGTGATGATGTACATCGACCTCTCCGAGAACCTGCTCGAAGACAGCGCGGTCGGTGCCCTGGACTACTGCTCCCGCAAGTTCCAGGAAGCCTACTCGCTGGACCGCGAGTCCAAGATCCTGCTCGGCTCGGGCACGTCGGGCGTTCCCCAGGGGATCATCACCCTGGCCAAGTCCGCTGAAACGCTCAAGCCGACCCGCGTCTTCTCGGGCACGGCCAACTCGTTCACGGCCGCTCACGTCTATGCCCTGCAAGACGCGCTGCCGGAGCAGTATGAGAACGGCGCGGTGTGGGTCGGTCGCAAGGCGACTCGCTCCATCATCCGCCAGTTCTCGCAGGTCAACAACCAGCTCTTCGACAACCCGATGGGCGACTCGATCCAGACCCTGCTCAGCTCACCCTACATCCGCTCCGGCTTCATGCCGCTGCAGGACGACGCCACCAACAAGGTGCCGCTGATCTACGGTCAAATGTCCGGCTACACCATTCTGGAGCGCGTTGGTTTCGGCGTTCGCCAAAACCCATATATCCGCTCCTCGGCCAACACCGTCCGCCTGGAAGGTCGCGGCCGATACACCGGCAAGTTCCTGGAACCATGGCGCATGGCCTTCCTCGAATGCACGGCGACATAATGCCGGCCCGCTAAGTTTGTATGTTCTCTCTGGTTGGTTGGTTCTGAGAGGGTGGGGCTTGCAATCGGCCCCGCCCTCTTGCAAAAAAGGAGGGCCGCATGGCACTGATCACACCATCCCGGGCCATCGAGCTTCAGCCCGCCCTCGAAAGTTATTCCACCGCCGAAATCGCGGCCGCTCTCGAATCGGTCTCAGCCGCCATCGAGTCCCGCTGCAACCGCAAATTCGCCCAGGCCACCGTGGTCGATCAGGTCATCGAAACCGACCAGTACGGCTACACCTGGCTGAATCGCCCGCCGATCACCGCCGGCAGCTTCTCGGTGAAGATGCTCACAGGAACTGCGAACCTCACCGGATTCATCCTGAACACCGAATCCGGCGAATTAATCCTGAAGTCGCATCCCAACCATTATCTCAAAGCCTCATTCCAGGGCGGGTTCGCCACCATCCCCGCCGGCGTCGAACTCGCCGCTGCCGCCATGACGCTTCGTCTGCTCACCCGTCTGCCAAGGCTTGGCAGTGTGAGCCAAATTCAAATCGGGTCCGAGACGACCGCGTTCTCTGTCACCGGGGCAGAAAAGTACGAGCTTTTCGACCCCGCCATTCTGCACATCCTCGGCCCATACATCCTCGGGGGTCTCGCTTGATCGCTTCGGAATACCGCCACAAGATCCGCGTCTTCAAACGGTCCATCACCCAAGGGCCCGACGGTGAACCCGTGCCCAGTTACGATCTCGTCGCCACGCTTCGCGGCCTGGTCGATTCCACCGGCGGCCGGCTGGAACGTGACACCACCGAACGCAAGTCCAAAGGCTTCAAGGTCTATACCGAATCGAGCGACCTTGTGAAGCAGGGCCACTGGATTCAGGCCGTGACTCGCTCGCAAAAAGGCGACGTCGTCCTCATGACCGGGCAGGTCCTCGAAGTCAAAAACCCCAACTTCAAAAATGATCATCTTGAACTGCGGGTCCAGGATGGCGGCGACCCGATCTCGACGAAAAAGACCAATGGATAATGACTTCCGCATCAAGGCCCGACTTCGCTTCGGCGCACTGACCGCCAAGATCGAACGTGCGCTGCGGCAGGGCAACAAACGCGCCGCAATGGAGCTGCGGGACCAGGTCAAAGAGTCGCTCAACGTCCCCGGTTATCAGATCCGCCAAAAGGGCGAGCTGGGCACCATCGGCTATGTCATCCGCAAGGGTCGCAAAATCGCCGCGTCGAGTGCCACCCGATTCAAGGGCGTTCGCTCGCAGCTCGCGTTCAAGAAGAACGAAATCAATTACAACGTCGTCCGCTCCCAGCCCGGCGAGCCGCCCCGTCGCCAGCTCGGTAACCTGTATAACTCCATGACCTACGAAGTCCGCGAAACCTTCCACGGCCTGACCACTCGCGTTGGCCCGTCGGTTCGGGCCGCGAAGTATGCCCGGGCCCTGGAGCTTGGCTACGAGCCCGGCGGCCTCGCCCCGCGACCGTACCTTCAACCGGCCGCCGACAAGTTTCAGCCCACATTCCAAGCCATCATGTCCCGTGCCGTCGCGGAGTCCATCTGACCATGCTCGCCGACGACCTCATCCAACAGGCATGGAACAGCGTCCTGCCCAAGATCACGCTCTGGAACACCTTCACGCCACTCGAAGAGACCGAGAACCCGGTCTATCCCGTGGCCGAGGTCGTCCCGTCGGGCTATGCCGACGAGCCCGCCCTTTCTGGTGCTCGGATCGAGACGCACCGCTTCAAGCTCACCATCGCCGACCGCAGTCGGTCCAAAGTCTTCGACATCGCACGATCGGCCAAAGCCGCCTTTGAAGCGATCGACGCGCGGGACCTGGTCGAAGCCTCCGCCGAAATCAGCGACTTCGCCACGCCGTGGGACGGCGGCGGCCGCGATATCTTCTGGGAACTGGAACTGACCGTCACTTTGCAGATTTTCGTGAAAGGAACTTGACCAATGGCAGGCACACCCATCACCGGCAAGGGCGGCAGCATCACGCTGGCCAACGCCAACGGCGTCACGCCCACATTCACCATCACACCCGAAGTGGCCACGTATTCTTACGAGAACACCGCCGAAGTCATCAAGGGCAGCCGCCTCTCCGGCCTGCCGTTCAAGGCCGCCGGCGACGACGACTTCACCGGCTCCATCACGATCTATGCCTCGAAGTCCACCGGTACAACCCTGCCGTTCAAGGCCGGCGACGACGTCGCCATGACGGCATCGTTCGGCAATAACACGCTCTCCGGGCAGGTCTTTATCAAGTCGGTCGGCCCGCCTGAAGTCTCTCGCGGCAAGTTCGCCGAAATCAAGATCGACTGGGAACAGAACGACGCCAACTTCACAGCGTCCACCAAGATCACCACCGTCTAAGGACTTCCATGAAAGAGACTTTCACGGTTGATCAACTGACCAACGGCGGCTTCACGCTCAACATCCTTGGGCGTGACTACCGCTTCGCCGAGCTGCGGATGAAAGATTATGGGCGACTTCAAAATCACCTGAAGCGAATCCAGCCCAAAGCGGTCGATGTGCTCACCTCGTCCATCGGCAAGCTCAACCTCGCGCCGAACGACCTCACGGAAGCGATCCTCACGGCCAACGAACGCGACTTGTACTGGCCCGTCTCGGTCGATTCGCCGCCGGGCCTGTCCATGATCCAGAACGACGACGAGGCCCGCACCGACTTCATCAAGTTCGTTCTGGAAAAGCATCAGCCGGGTATCTCCACCGGCGAGGCCCGCGAAGTGGTCGAATCGCTCTCGCTGCGGGAGTTCTCTCAGGTCGCCGTCTTTGCCGTCACCGGCAAAATGCCCGACGAGATCGTCAGGGAGCAGAACACCCAGGGGGAGCCGACGCCGGCTCTGGTGTCCACTGGCATCAGTGGATGAGGCTTGCGATGGACCAGGGCGTGCTCTTTTCGGAAGTGCCCGAAATGAGCCTCTCGCAACTGCGGGCCGCGATCTCCAGCGAGTCGAACCGGCCTGGAACCATGTCGCTGGAACGTCAGGAAATGTTGATGCTGGGCATCAGGCGGAGGATGGGCCGTGTCTAAGGTCGGAAACATCTTTGTCGAACTGGGCCTGGACTATCGCAACCTCGGCCAGGGGCTCTCCAATGCCGCGAAGCAGATCGCCGCATTCAGCCGCACACGCTTCCCCGTGCCGTCGCTCATGGGCATGGCCTCCGGCATGGTGCTGGTGCAAGGGGCAATGTCCGGTCTTTCCAGTGCGGCCGGCGTGATCGGATCCATCAAGGGATACATGGATCAGGCCGCCAATGCGTCGTCGGATCTGAATGAACAGATCTCATCAACCCGCGTGCAGCTCGGCAGCGTGTCTGACGAGGCCATCAAGTTCGCCCAGGGCATGCAGTCCGCCGGCCAACAGTCGATGAGCGAGGCCCTGACCGGAATCACGTCCGTTACAACGGCACTCATGGGGCAAGGCATCGCCCAGGATCAGGCGATCGACAAGGCCAAAGAACTTCAGCAACGTTTTGCCGATCTTGCCAGTCAGCGAAACGTTGATGCCGGCGAAGTGCAGTCCGCGTTTCAGTCCATGATGCGTGGCGAGTTTGACCCGGTCGAACGTTTCAACGTCTTTGCCAACATGGACAAGCTCAAAGCGTCGGGTAAGCCTCTCGGCCTGGCCGCCGCCGACGAGTTCCTTCGGGCCACTCAATCGGCCAAGGGCGATTTCGGCAACACGTCGCTCTCGCTGGCCAACCTCCAGAGGTCAAACCAGATCCAACGCGGCGGCATCATGCAGTCCGTGGGCAACGCGCTGCAGCCCGCGTATCAAGCCGCCGAGTGGTTCCAGAACCAGTTCCTCCGCCGATTCTCCGAGGCGATCATGGGCCGGCTCGGTCCGGCGGGCGACAAACTTTTCTCGGGCGTTTCGGGCATCGGCCAGGCCATTCTCGACAACACCCCTCGCATCGCCAACGCCTTTCTCTGGGGCGCCGACATGATCGGCAGCATGTTCAAAGCCGTCGGTTCGTTCATCCGTTCGCCTGGTGAATATCTTCGCCTCGCGCTTCTGAACGCGGCCGAGGGGCTGAACAATGTCGCCGGCCGGTTCTTCCTGAAGAACGACAAATTCGAGGCGAACAAAAAGGATATCGAGCAAAAGAAAATCGACGCCAACGCCAAGATCGCCGCCAACGATGCCAAAGCCAAGCAAGACGACGCGGCCCTGAAAAAGAAGCTGGAAGAAGGCTCCCAGGGCAAGGCCCCCACAATCAACGCCGCCCAGGCCGCCGCCGCTGTGCCCGCCATCTCGAAGGCGGCCGAGACGCGGTCCACCGGGCTCAAAGACTTCCTGAAGGGCATCAACCTGATCCCCGACAAACAGGTCGAGATCGCCAAGTCAATGGATGCCAAGCTGGGCGTGATCGCCGGCGCGGTCGTGGGCGGGCAAGCCAACGGGGCGAAGCCGATCGGTGCCGGTTGGAATGGTTTTGGAGCCTGATCAAAATGTTTCCTGGCTGGATCTCATTACCCGGAAATGTCCAATACGACTTCGGCGGCGAGAGCGGTTCGAGCTATACCGCCGCATGGAAGATTCCGGCCACGCTCGCCAACGTCAACATCTGCAAGGCGCTCGCCTCGTTCCGCGACCGATTTCAAATCACCAATTACCCCTACAAGTCCAAGATCGAGCACGCCTATTATCCGGATCTGACAATTTTTAAATCATCGATCCGGGGCCTCGATTCCTACAAGGACAACACCGGCGACCCGCTCACCGATTCGACCAGTGGCCTCAACGTGCTGCAAAACGTGGGCTTTTACATCGCGACTTTTGAGTGGCGACAAAAGCCCTGGAACCCCTTCAAGCTCAAACATGCCCGCATCAAGCACTCGATGGAAGCCTCGTTCGAAGAGGTGCCCGGGTCGGTCATGGAAGGGCACCCGAAAAATGGCGGCACCAAAAAGGCCCTGACAACGGGCTTTGCGCGAGTGGCCAAAAATCAGGAATTCCAAATCACTTACGACTGGGTTCCCGAAAGTCTCTTCGACGCCGAATTTCTGACGGCACTTCAGGGCAAGATCTGTTCCGACGACAGTCTCTTCGGTCGCGGGAAAGGCGAGATTCTCTATCTCAATTCCGAGTACGATCCGGCCATTGATTCCCTCGGAGATCGCGGCTATCGGGTCGCCCATAATTTCAGTGCCAAGACTCGTGACTTCAATATCATTGATATGTCGCCCCCTCCCGGCGTGGTCTCGTCGCGAACAGCGCCGGAAGCATGGGCGGTGATGAAGGACATGCCCAATAATGAAAGTTATCGGGCCTATGAATATCAACTGATGAAAACCGCCAACAAGCTGTTCTATTACGGTTGGGAGGCTTAATTTCATGCTCATCAATCAAGCCTTCGTACCGGGCAAGAAATACCCCCTTTCGCGGGTCGTCATCGGTAATGTCACAATCGACGCCGCCGAATTTCAATGCGGCGAACAGGTCCACGCCGAACGCACTTTCACTTCCGGTTTTGGCGGTGCCACACGCCTTGATGTGAAGGGATATACCATCACAGGCCGGATTCAGGCTTATGTCGCCAAGGCGTCCGGCCCATCGCCCGAAACCTCGTTCACCAACCTGCCGGCGCGTGGTTCGTTCACCCGGATCAAACTCTGGTCCGGCGGCCATTACGCCGAGGGCGACGCGCTGATCATGGAACGCCAGGTCGTTTCCAGTGGCGGAAAGTTCACGGTCGTCGATATTTCATTTGAATCCGACGGCATGTGGGACGTGGTCACCAGCGTGGTGGAGCTTGTCTGACCATGAAAAATAACGGGTTTAGAAGCTCCGAGCCGA